CTGGAAGTTTTGCATGCGTCGATCTACACGCGTCGATCGCGCCCAGAAAATCTGGGTTCGAGCGAAACATGAGATAGGCAAGATCTCGGGGAACCCGATCACTTGCCTCCGAAAGGTCAATCGTAGAAAATTGGCCGTTCATCGATGCTGTCAATGCCAGCTGCTGATTAATCGATTGATCACGAAAATTAACGTGACCTTTCGTTAGCCAGTAAGATTCAAGACGATCATAAAGAACGTTTCGAATCCCTTGTTGTGCATATTGCATACAACAAGGCTCAATGGCAATGATACGTGGGCTTTTCAACGTTTTCGGAACAAGAGTAACTTTAACAGGTAACTCCTGGTCCTCGGACTGTACGTTAACCAAGTCGAGCACCTCATCATGGTAAGCTGATATAGAATAGCAGCTATCCAACAGAGGGAAATAAGGCTCGAGACGTTCAGTCCAATTACGCCAAATGTATTTCCGATTACCGGATCTACCATCGGCGGTTGCTCCAGGTCCATGAGCTGGGACGCACTCAGATACAGAAATACCGTAAATGAGATTATCCCAGAGCATAGTAGAAACCGCGGAAAATTCTTCCCGCGCTTCTTCTGAAAGAGCAAACGATGAAAAGTCGTGTTCTGTTTGGACAAACGTTGTAATAGCTCCTTGCTCTCTTTCGAGGGTGCAAGGAAGCTCCAATTTCTTGAATGCGAGGCAAATCTGCCTAACGCAAGCAACGATATTTGGAGCATCAAGCTCATTATCTGCTGTTTGTTCATATCTACCATTCTCCCTGTCAAACAATTGACTGAGCATACCTTGCAAAAACGCAGGGATTGCTCCGTGTGCCTTACTGGAATTCCGACGGATCGAGATCCGCGAGAACCCTTTAAAACACGCTGAGTCAACAACTCCAGATGCTAGACTTCTTTCGAAGTCATCGCAAAATCTGGGGAGGGTGATCGTTAAAAACGATATTCCCTCTTGTTTGACGCGTGATTCGATGGTTATCAAATCACGCTCAGAGGAGACCTCAGCGATGCATCCGGTGCACGCATCTATATAGATGTGACGCACCATTTCTAGTAGGTTACTTACGTTGCTTTTCAAGCTCCCTCCTTATTTAGAGGTAGGCTTCAAACTACAACGTCCACTTAGCCGATCCCAGATGGGAACGGCCCAATCTGAAACCGACGAAAGGATCAAACGGAAAAGCAATAGAAGGTTTACACC